GTGTTTCATAATTAACTCCCTCCCAATCTGTCCACTCTGAAACATAATCGTCACAGGTAAAATCTCCTGTTCCATCTGTATTTTGTGGGCATGACTTGAAGTCATCATTATCATCAACCCAAAATATTCTGCCAAAATGTTCAGATTTAACCATTTAACTATACCAGTTAGAGTTGTAAGTGATTTCGGCATCAGTAGGAGAATAGTCTACAATGCCATGTAGAATCTCAAGTACCTCATCCAATTCGTGCATGTGAATTGACATTAGGTTTTGATCCATTTCATGCTTTTTCTCTTCTGCAAGAAACTTTTCTTTAAGATCGCTGTAGATCTTTTCAATGTCTGTATAGGTCATTAGGGGAAACCTGTTTGTTTACTCTTCTATTATAACAAGAAAATACCCCCTGTGAAGGGGGTATGTGACAGTTTCTCAACTGTTTGTTTTGGCATAAGAGATTGAAGGATTCATCTCAAACATAATGTCCCTTACTCTCTCACGATCAAGTGAGTCACCATAACCCCAAGTCATTACAGTTGGATACTTTTCAATCTGTTTCCAGTATTCATAGATAGCATCCTCAATTTTAGTCTTAGTGCATCCATATACAGGATAAAGACCATCTACTATGTTGTAGAATGAATAAACATAATCAACAAAATCCTGAAGTGAACTGCACATTGGAAACTCCGTTGGTGATGTACCTATTATAATGAATCTAAATCCCTTTTCTGGTGTGTATGTGCCACTTCTTTAACTGGCACAAAGTCCGTGATTTCTCTCAACTTTGAGATAGCATTATGAGCATCCTGTTCGGATTGTGGATCAAAGTCTAACCACATCTGTTCTAATGACCATACAACTAAATTGTACTCATCTTCAGTTAGAAACACTAATCTTGTCATGGAATTAAATTACCCTCCTTATCATACCACGCATCAGTCACATTTTCAAGTTCTACTGGAGACTTCATGGTTTCTACCATACGATCAACACAGTCTTTGTAATCATTACCATCAATAATACATTTCTCTACTGCTACTACGTCCTGATCTACCTCTTGCTCTTGGATCTTCTCAAATGATGTTTGGACTCTAAGATGTAAGTCATCAATCATATCAATGTCTCTCAAGTGGTTATAGAGTTTAACCATGTGATAGACTTCATCATTGGTTAGGTGAATTAATGGCATTAGTTTTCCCCCTGAATGTTTTTAATTAATTGAAAGATTTGATATGCTTCATATTCAGTTATATCCTCTTCTATTAAATTTCCGTTCTCATCTTCAGTTGTGACTAAATCACCTTCAATGTACTCAACTGTCTCTGCTAAAATATCATATAAAGCAGCGAATTGAGCATTGGTTAGATGTAGTGTTCGTGCCATTACACTACCTCCTTTATATTCTCAAGTAACTCATCCAATGTTTCATCATCAAATGAATATTTGATCTCATCTTGTAACTCACTATCTGTTAACTTGTCAAAGTCTTCTGCAAGAGTATTGTATATGAAATGGTACATATCTTTGTGATCCATACCATCAACACATAACTCAACATACTGTTGAATTAGTTCATCTTTTTGGAGTGGAGTTAAATCTGCCATTAGTCTTTTTTGGGTGGAAGAAGAAAGTAATACTTAACAGTTGGAGTGGCATCCTTTAATGCCTTATAAACTTTAGGATCAAGTGGTTCCATCATGTTAACCACTTTTCATCAGTTGTTTCTAACATTTTACCGACCTTATATTCATCACAATCTTCACAATAATCAACCTCTTCATAATGTTTGCAATGCTCAAAATCAGATGCAATTCTCTTTGCTTCAGTTTTATTTTCTGCACCAACTGTTACTGAATAGTAAACAATTTTCTTTGCCTCAAATGTGTAACTGTTTAATAAATCTGACATTTTAGAGATAGGAAGTAAGTGGATGTAAAGTGTTAGTGGTAGCGTTTATGTCTTTAACACACCAACCCATAGTGTCGGTGATCTTTTCGATTAAGTGATCTAAATCTCTTGCATACCATAATCCAATGGTATCCTGAGTAAGATCCTCTCTCTGCCTCTTGCAGATATGCTCCTCATCAAAATCAAAGTTGATGGAAGTAACCAAATACATGGTTTCTTTAGTCATGGGAAACTCCTTTGGTATGTACCTATTATATCATGTAAGATCCCATTGAATCTTAAGATAATCTGGAGAGTGCCATCTCTCTACATCTTCAGGAGTAGACTCATCAGGAAGAAATACAAACTCCTCACAGAAATACTCAGCACTAATGCCGCCAAGATCCTCACATGCTCGTAGGATCTCATCACAATCATCAGCGTCCATGCCCATTTCATCAACTAAGAAGTCAATGTCAGCAAAAATTTGATTAGAAGGTGTTCTCATTTTAGTAACTTAGAATTGATGGATTCTGCAAGGACTGTTGGATCAGTTTCATAATCTCTCCAATCCTCATCTTCATTTTGCCAATCTTCTGAGAGTTTGTCAATGATGCTAAATGAATCTGCTTGACTCATTATAGAGATTAGTAAACTCAACTCATCTGGAGTAAATTTAATGTCTGTTGTACCCTCCAATTGGACTCTTGCTTGCTCTTTTGTAAGTTTCATTAGGATCTCTCCTCCGCATATTCCCATAATTGAATGTAATTGTCCATCCATGCTTGATGATAAGGATCATCCTGTTCATCAGCAGATACAAGTGGGAGATTATGCAAAGCACAATAATCAGTATAGACTTCTTGTAAGAAATCCATTTTGTCCATCATCCAAACTGGATCGTGCTTGTGTAACCTTGGGTTGTAATTCATTGTGGGAACCTTTGGTGATGTACCTATTATAAGCATAGAATACCGCAAGTGAAGGGGTCATGTGACAGTTATTAAACTGTCTCTTTTCTCTTGCTCTTAAAGAATGATATTATATCATCAATAGCACCTGTATTTCTATATCTCACATCAGGGGTGCTTGTTAATTGTATTCTACTTGCTATCTCCATAATCAACTCAGCAGATATTCCACTATCAAATGAACATGTTCCATCCTCATTCTTTTTACCTAACTTCTCACATACAGCATCACCTATTACCTCAAGGTAAAACTCATTCAATCTCTCATCCTCAAGAATGTAATCAATTACATCTTCTACTAATGTATCGGCAAGTTTGCCGATTGTTTTCTCAGATAATGTTGACATTGTGGAAATCAAGTGGATAGTGTAATGTTAGCATACCTAGCAGATTCTTCAACCTTTGTTTCAATTTCTTCATATATGTGACTGAAGTCCCATCCTCGCTTAATATCATTAGCGATATATTCAACCTGTTCCTTAGTTAAACCCAGTTGTAGATCCTCTACTGCCTCAGTCAGGTTGATTGTAAGTTCTATTGGTTCCATTATGTCCTCCTATTGAATTTTGAGTAATTAAAATTTGCATGAGAGAATACCCTCCTATCAACTAATTTATAAGTTCCAATACTGTTCCACATCACATAACCCTCACCATCAACAACTTGCATACTATCACCATCATATAAAAATGTACCAAATTCTCCATCATGCTCAAACATTTGCATAAAATCATGCTTGATAGATTGTACCAACTTCCAGAAACTTATAAGGTTAGAATCAAATCCAACTTCGATCCCTTCTCTGATACATTGGTTCAATCTCTTTTTAATATGCCTAGCATCTTTATCACTAACAAAATCAACAAGTTGTGCCATCTGTCTAGCAAACTTGCATCTCTCAATAATATTAGTAGTAACACCAAATTCTACATCAGGTTGAACAAATAAAACTTCATCAAATGAAGTTAATTTATAATCTAATGCACTAGCAACTGCATCCTTAAGTTCTCCTGAAGGACAATCATATACAGTATGAGGTGCTATAATAATTTCATTACTAATTGTATCAGGAAACGAATAGACAAGTAAATGTGGTTGAAATGTACTCTCATAACCAAATCCTATAAAGTCACCCTGAATAATATCTTCAGTTACAGGTAAACATGAAAAGCAAGCATGTAATATATCTGCTACCTCACCATTATGGTTAATATCAATATCAGCATGAGACTCATTGATCTTAATTTTCTTTTTATTGAATACACTCTTAGTACCAACAAAGAAATTACCAGTAGAAGGGTTTGTTCCCCATACTATTGCTGGAGATCCATCTATCTTAAGTGATGCTTTTGCACCCTTCATAGAACAAAACCAATCCAATACAGACAAGTCACCTGTAAGGATAGCATCTTCTGGGTGTTCAATGTGAGTGTTTTTCATACTCTTATTATAGGGATTGAGTTAATCTATTCGGGAAGTATTGTGTAGGTTCTTGAACTGTCACACTCTTCACCTCTTTCATGTATCTACGATATAGAATACCCTCTTCAGCAAATGCTTCAATCTCATGGGGTTGATTCATATAATCAATATGATGTATGTCCTCACCCTTCCATACAAACTTACCACTCTTCATCTTAAGAGTTCCTTGAACCCATTGGCGAAGATGAACAAGTTCATGTAATAATGTTTCAATATAAAACTTCTCATCCATATTAGATTGTAACTGAATCTCAAAGTCTCTAGGATTATATGATGTTCCTATCCAATCACAATAACCTAAAGCATCTTCTCTAATCATTCCTCTATGAGTGACAGTCACATCAATATGATGTCTAGGTAGGAAAGTGTTTAGAAACCAATTGGTAACGCTCTCACACCTTCGCTTAGAATAACCGTATCCACTACGATAGATACGACTCTTGTTCCCCAATGTAGTGTCCATAAGAATGATAGAATGAATAGTAGTTTTTCTTTGCTAGTCATATCTTGACTCATAATTCCTCCACACTTTCAATAGACCAATCTGACACATGCTCATCTTCTATGTCAAAATCTCTAATATTTGCATGTGCTTTGTCACATGCTTCATCCTCGGTATCTGCTTCAACTAAGATTGTGAAGTAGGATACTTCTGAACATTCTATACGAAATTGGTTCATTTTTCTACACTCCATAATGATTTTTCAATAGACTCTTCACAATGTTGACATTGTAAAGCAGACCAACTAAAGTGATAAACCTTAGAGATGGATTGACAGTTGGGACACATGATATGCCTACCACGCTTTCCTGCCCTAACTCTCTTCATCACCTCGTCTGTAAGTTGATAGAAGGAAACTGTGGTTGAGATCATTTTAATGATGATGGGGGTTGTAAACTGTGAGAACAACCAT